GTGTCCTGGAAAGCGCTGCAGGACGCGGGCAAGTCGAAGTACTCCATGCAGCGCATGGGTGACTTCCTGGACGACAGCATCCGACGGCGCGTCATGCGGTCCATCAACGCCGAACTCCTGGGCTACGGGAAGGGCGAGATGGGGATCATGAGCGCGGCCGACGACAACGCCACGGCCAGTTTCCGGGCGCTGCCGCTGGTGGACCAGGGCATGGTCGTGGATGTCATGGACCTGAGCGACGACAGCACCAAGGTGGGGAACTCGTTGACGGTCAACGCCATCAACGTCAAGACCCGCGAGGTCACGTTCTCCGGCGCGCTGTCGGGGTCTGCGGCCGGCGACTACATCACGGCCGAGGATTCGGTCGCGAGCGGCACGACGTCACTCCACATGCTGGGGATGCTGGCGTGGATTGACGACGCGAACCCTGACGCGGCTGTTGGCAACATCGGCGGCATCAACCGCTCGACCGCTGGCAATGAGTATCTGCACGGGAACGTGCTCGACAACAGCGGCAACGGCAACCGCCCGCTGACCGAGGACCTGATGCTGCAGGGCTTCGACCTCTGCCGCGAGCGTGGCGGTCGCACCATCACCGACCTGATGAGCAACCTGCCCATCCTGCGTCGGTATCACGAGATGCTGCGGGCCGAGACCATCGCGACCATGGGGTCGGTGGGTGAGGTGTCCGGTGGGCTGGGTCGTCCTGAGGGCGGTATGGAGAGCGGGCCGACCTCGCAGGGGGGCACGCCGTACAACTTCTCAGGGGTGAACTGGAAGGCCGACGTGTTCTTCGACGCGAACCGCATCATCGGGTTCAACCGGGAGAACTTCTTCATCGGTCATGGCGACAACGAGATGCCGGAGCCGGTGGGTGACATCTTCGATGTGCCGCGCCTGAAGCGCACGGCGAATGCCACCTTCGAGGTCGACCACTACTGGCAGGCCGAACTCCTCTGCGACAACCCCACCGGGTCGGTCAAGTGGGAAGAGATCAGCGAGTCCTAGGCACCTGAGGCTGTAGGGAGACAAGACATGCCAGGCGTACTGCTTCAGAAACGACACTCGACCTCACAGGCGCCCTACGGGTCGCCGATTGCCCGGACATGGTTCCATCTGTCTCGGACGACAGAGACCATTCCGGCCACGACCACGACGGAACTGTTTGCGGTCACGGGCGGGCGCATTCTGGCGCATCTGTTGCTGGGGGAGGTCACGACGGCCATCCAGGCGCAGGCGTGCAACCTGAAGGTTACGGTCAATCCGACGACCGGGACCAGCGGCGACGTGGCTTCCGACCTGAACGTCACCGGTGATGAAGTCGGCACGCTGTATTTCCCCGAGGGCGACGGGACGGCGCTGGCTGGGGTCAACGCCGGCAATGGCTTTGCGGCCGGCGCGTTTGGGCAGGCCTGGATTGTCCCGGTTGGCGGCATCGACATCACGACCTCTGCCACCAACACCGGGGCGATCAAATGGGACCTCTGGTACGAGTTGCTTGACGAGTCGGCCGAAGTCATCGTGTCGTAACGGAGAACCTGGATGACCGAATTCCGCAAGAACACACCACAGAGTGGGCACAGGGGCCGAGGGTCCGGTCTGGGTCAGTCACTGGCCGACCTGGAGCGCGTGACACTGGCAGACCGTGGGCGCGACCGCGTCTGGTATGTCAACTCCAACGCCGCGCGGGGACTGTCCGGGACATCCTGGGGCAGTGAGTTTCAGACGCTGAACGAAGCGGCCGCGGCGGCGAGCGCCGACGATGTGATTGTCGTGGCGCCCTTGCATGTTGAGACCGTCACGGCGGCGGCCGGGTTGGTCCTGGGAACTGCGGGCCTGCGTATCTTCGGGTATGGCAATGGCAACCGTCGCCCGCAGATCAACTTCACGACTGTTGTGGGCGCTGACATGGATGTCAGTTCGGCCAACATCACGATGAAGAACTTCCGGTTCACGGGGGGCATTGACGCGCTCACGGGGCCGATTGATGTCAACGCGGCCGGCTTCACGCTGATCGACTGCGTGACCGAGGACGTGACCGGACAGGCGACCGACTTCATTGTGACCGACGCCAACGCCGACGTGCTGACGCTGGTGCGGTGGGAGCATCGGGGGTCGGCATCTGCCGGTGCCGACAGCGCCATCCAGATCACGGGCGGCGACCAGATCACGATCGAGGACGCCTGGGTCTACGGCAACTTCGCCGCGGCGGGGATTGAGACCATCGCGACGGCGCAGACCAACATGAACATCTACGGCGGGGTGAATCGTCCCTGCTACATCTGGACGGAGCACGCAAACGATGTGGCTATCACCTGTGTGACGGGGGCCACGGGCAACATCGGCCCGTATATCTACTGTCGCCTGCAGGACGACTCGACCAACATTACCGAGGCCTTGGTGGGTGACGCCATGCGCTTCATGCAGCCCTGCTACATCGTCAACGCGGACGCACAGCGCAGTTTCGAGACCAACATCACGGCCTCGGTCGGGTAGGGGTTCATCATGCAGATTTCAGCATACCCGGCACAGGGCGCGGCGGTGGGGCTCTCGTCCCTCGACTTGGAACTCGAACAGGTCATTGGTCGGCATCGGGGGAACACGTTCTACGTGGACTCCAACGCCACTGGTGACGCGACGGGCGAGAACTGGGACGACGCGGTGACGACGATTGTCCTGGCGGTCGCGAAGTGTGCGGCTGACGACCGGATCATGGTGGCTCCGGCGCACGTCGAGACGGTGATTGCCGCGGCGGGGTTGGTGTTGAATGTTGCGGGCCTGACGATTGTCGGCCTGGGCAACGGTGACCGGCGTCCCCAGATCAACTTCACGACGGCTGTGGGCGCAGACATGGACGTGTCGTCCGCGGGCATCACGATGGTGAACATTCGCTTCACCGGGGGCTTTGACGCACTCACCGGCCCCATCGACGTGAACGCGGCAGACTTCACCTTGATCGACTGCATCACGCAGGACGTGACAGGCCAGTGTACGGACTTCATCGCGTTGGATGCGGCGGCCGACAGGTGCAACATCATTCGGCCCACGCACCGTGGAGCGACGGTGGCGGGCGCCGACACCTGGTTGACGGCCATTGGCTGCGACCGGTTGGTGGTGCAGAGCCCGGTCGTAGACGGTGACTTCGCGGTTGGGTGCATCGAGTTGGTGGGCACGGCCTGCACGCTGTTCAAGGTTTTTGGTGGTGGCGGGCGTCCGGCGTATTTCCAGACGCGCAACAGCGTAGACATCATCTTCGACGACGTGGTCACCGGGTCGACTGGCGACGTGGGGCCGAACATCTATTGCATGGTTGCGGACAACGCGGCCGGCACGCTCGCAGAGATGACCGTGGCGGCGACGGGCCAGTTCTGGGACCCCATCGAAATGGTCAACCTCGCTGGCGAGTCGTCGGTCGGCACCGACATCACGGCCAGCGGCGACTAGTAGGATATTTTCATGGCCCATCTCTCCTCTGCCACGGACCCAGACTACTTCGAGCCCGAGTTGTACAACGCGGCCGAACTCGACTTCTTCCTGAAGCATCTGGGGCAGTCGCCAGAGGTGGCGGCCTATACCGGTCTCCCAGCGGGGGTGACACGGGCTGCGGTGGACGACGTCATCGGCCGGGTGTATCGCTTCCAGGAACTCAAGAAGGCGCACGGGGACGCCGTGCAGTGGCCTGGGGTCGATGCGGTGAAAAGCAGCATCGTGGAGGACATGAACTGGCGCAAGCAGTGCGCGTCGGTGGTGGCCAAGGGTGGCCCGAAGCATCCGTCGATCTTCCACTGGAACACGTCGGGGGAGGGCATCCGCGGGGCGACGGGATCTGACGGGGGAACGGTGCGGACGCGCATTCTCCCGGGCGGCGCGCGGAAGCGTCTCGGGATTCGCCTGACGTCGGAGGACCCGAACATCAATCTCGACACGGCGTATGTCGCGGACTTCGCGCAGGTGGCGGACGGCCCGGACAGGTTGATCCACGACGAGACCAAGCGTCGTTACGAGTGTCCCATCTGCGCGTACACGACCACGTACAAGGCCGACAACCGTCGATCGGCCAATATGGCCCGTGCGAACATGGGGCATCATCTGAAGAGCCCGAAGAACGACGAGCGAACACGGCACCAGCGGCTCTGGAACTCGGAATATTCGTCCACGCGGACGATTGCGGTCACCGAACTCGCATCCGACTGAGGCCACAGCCTGTGGAGGTCCAGTGCGTACCCAACGGCGAGCCGCCAACGTCCAGTTCCAGCGTAATGTCCCGCTGTCGGTAGAGACCACCCCGCATTTCTGGCATCCCCAGCGGTTTGGCGTTCGGAAGGCCCCGACGGCCTTTATCCGGCGTCTCCAGACCGAGATCAACCCCGACATTGAGGTCACCTGGTGGGTGACTGGGGAGCGCTGGCTCATCTGGCAGCGTGAACCGACCGTGACGCACCGGACGTGTCCGGGGTGGTCGTTGAAGATCATCTGGCAGGGGCATCAGAACCGGTATTTGCCGTTGGACGAGCGTGTGTTTGCGAATCTCTACGCCCGCCAGCTCTGGCGCTACCCGGGCGGGGGCAAAGGCTACTTCGCGCGCATCGAGGCGGAGATTGAGCGCGAGAAAGCGGTCAAGACCAAGGACTCGAAGGCCGATGTTGACGCCAAGGTCAGGGAATTCTCGGATTCCAGGCAGATCAAGAACATCGGGGCCGGCAACAAGTTTGCGTTGCACCATGACGGGTCGATTATCCCGTCACGGGGCGAATTGAACTGGCGGCGGGACCTCTTGGACGCCCGGAGGCCGTCGTGAGGGTGTTTTCTGACCATCGGGGCGTCTTCGGTCGGGGGAATGGCTCTGAGGGCCGTCTAGGGGCCTTTTTCGGGCATTCTGGGGACTGCCGATGACGGGGCAGACGATTTTAGACTATATGGAGCTACTGGGGCGCGAATTAGAGCTTCAGACGTCCGAAAGCGACGTCGTGCGCGGATTATTGGCGTTGAACATCGCCCAGGACCATTTTGAGGCCATGAGCGTGTCCCAGGGCCATACGCACGGCACGCAGACTGGGACGGTGACCACGACGGCCGATACGGAGTCCACGACGTGGCCGACGGGCCTGATTCGGCTCGATGCGCTCTGGTTCATCGATCCAGTGACCTCGCGACCGACGTACGAACTGGATCGGCTTGATGATGTCGGCGGGCACGTCCCGCGCACCCCGTCACTGCTGTACTCGTTGGGCGTTGCCAATACGCTGACCAGCACGGGCGCGCCATGGTCGTACTGGACGGACGGGACGTCGATCTACTGGAACCCGCTCCCGGACGCCACCCACACCGTGCGCTGGTACGGGGCTCAGCACCAGACCGACATCACGGCCGGCGGGACGTTCCTCTACGGCGACATGGTGGCGATGCCCCTGGCGGCGTTTGCGGTGCAACTGCTGCGGCGCGGGCTGGACGATCCGATTGGCGACTACGCGGCCCTGGCGCAGGATTCCTTTGGCAGCGTGTTGCAGGCGCTGAGGAAGGTCCAGCGCCAGCGTGCGCCCAGCCGCCAGTATCGTTACTATCACGAGACGTAGAGAGAGAGACACATGGCCAGAACACGCCTACACCAACGCATCATGGACGCCCAGTCGGTGGATGAGACGGCGAGCACGGTGCTCGGCCCAGCGGTCTGCGCCCAGACGCAGGAGGGGGCCTTCTACGTCATCTTCAGTCCAGGCGTGACGGCCGGGGTCGTGGAGATCGAGGGTGCGGCTTACGAGGGCTACACGGGCACCTGGAGCAACTTATCGACGGTCAGTTGGGCGGCGGCCGACCGGACGCACCGGGTGAACTACACGGGGTGTCATCTGTGTCTGCGGGCGCGTATCTCGACGACGGTGGATGGTGGGACCGTCAGCGTAGAATTTGTGGGGAACTAGTCAATGAAACGCAACGCGATACACGCACTCTTGACCGTGTTTATCCTGGGGGTCGTGGCGGCGGACGTCGGGAGTTTCTCGGGGGTCTCGATCGTCAGCATCGCGGATGGAGACAAGGTCTCTTTCGATATTGCGAACGTCACCATAAACGGGTCCGACATCACCTTGCGGGACTTCACGATAGTTCTAGTTCGGCTCTAAAGGAGAGAACATAGATGGCGACATTGAAAGCAGTCCCGGCCTCAACCGGAGATGCCATGTGGTCTGACCTGAAGGAGCGTGTGGCGGTCCTCGTGAAGGCCCAGCAGGCCCACCAGCGGGCACAGACGTCTCAGGAGACGGCGCGCGTGGCCATGCGTGAGGCCCAGGGCAAGGTGGACGAGAGCAAGTCCGCCCTGCGTGACGTCGTGGCATCGCTTGGCGCAGACGACGTGTCGGTCAGGGTGCGTTCAGCGTAGAGTCCCCCATGGCGTCTTGAGATGGCCGAACTCCCTTTACAGCGCAAACTCTTCCCGGCCTTTCTTGGGCTGCACGAGGGCGTGCGACCGATTGTGTTGCCGGAGGTGTATTCTTCGGGCGGGTCGCAGAACGTCTACGTCGACAAGTTCGGTCGCATCAAGGTTGTTCTGGGGTTCGCTAAGCGAAACAGCAGCGAGACGACGTCTGACACGGGAGGGACATCGGGTCCTATTACGGGCCTATTCTCGTACCGGTCATCCACGAGTTCTGAGGTCTCTCATCTGCTAAAGGTGCTGGATGGGGCGAGCAGCGAGTGGGAGGTCTGGCGGTCGACCAATGACGGCTCTTCTTGGACTTTTGCGCTTGAGGGGGCCACGGCCGCGGGAACCCTTGCTGACTTCTCCCAACTGGGAAACGAATGCGTGATCGCTGGACCGGATGATGGTCCCTACAACTATGACGGCACGAACGTTGCGGTCATAGCCCCTACGCAGTCTCCGACGGTCTCGGCATCGACAACGGGCACGGGCGTCCTGAACGGGACCAAGCAGTACAAGCTGCTGAGCGTGATTCTGGACGCTCGTCAGAAGGGGGCGGTGGCCTCGACCGCCGTGGCCTTCGAGAACCAGAACGCCTCGCTCACCTGGACCGCAGACGTCAACACCAACGTCACGGGGTATGAGCTGTACGCCACGACCGGCACGGGCAAGGTCTTCTACTTCGTGACCTACATTGACGCGCGCCTGACGGCCTCATACACGGACGTCATGGCCGACACGGTGTTGGTGACGCACCGGGTGATGGAGGAGCACGGGGATGCGCCGCCGTCGGGGGTGCGATTCTGCGAATCGCATCTCCAGCGCATGTGGTACGCCAGGGTTGACGGAGCCAAGGACAACACGCGGTCGCTGTGGTACTCCGACGTGGGGGATGCGTTCTCGGTATACGCGGAGAACAAGTTCACCCTGACGGACGAGGATTCTGCCGGCGACCACATCACCGGCCTGCTGGGTGGATTCAAAGAGTCACTCCTGGTGTTCATGGAGAACGGCATCTGGCGTGTGACGGGGACAGGACAGGTGTTTGGCGACCAATCGGATTGGGCGGCGCAGCGGTCGAGCGCGCGGGTGGGGGCCGTCTCGCACCGGGCGTTTCAGAAGGTGCCGCCAGGGTCCGTGTATCTCGACCAGTTCGGCAAGCAGCATGTCACCTCTGGGGCCACGGTGGCCTACCTGACGCCCTATAACGACATCCGGTTGTTCGATGGGGAAGCAGACACGATCATCTCGTTTCCGGTTGAGGGGACACTGGCCTCGACGATCTACCAGTACCGGGGCAAGTCGTTCTCATACATCGACCAGCAACGGAACGAGATCGTGTGGGTTTTTGTCGGTGTGAACGGGTCGGCCCATCCTGACACGGCCGTGGCGTGGAGTCTGACCTACGGGGCGTGGTTTGTTCGGACGTTGTTTTGGGCGGCCAGCGCCGTGGAGCATCGGGAGGGCGGGGCTTCCGGGAACAATTACGTGCTGTTGGGCGGGAGCGGCGCGGGCGACCTCACGCAACCGCATGAAGGCTTCGTGTACGAGAACTGGTCGGGCACGGCGTTTGGCTCTAACGCGATCACGGGCATCTGGATGACGGGGGCCTTGTATGGGTTCACCGAAGATCGCATTGAGCGCAGTGCGGACAAGCGCTGGCGTTGGATCGACTTGAGCACGGCGGGAGCCACCAGCACGACCTTCACGGTATCGTGGCTTTTGGGCGATGCGGCTGACGATGGCTCTACGCAGGGCAGTACCTCCGGCACTGGCGCAAGTCTCATGCGGATCAAGATGCGGACATCGGCGACGAATGACTATCTGCATTCAACCGGGGTGCGTCTGAAGATTCAGGCGGGGTCAACGAATGACCAATGGGCCATCGAGTCGCTTGAACTGGCCTACCAGGTGCTGCCTGGCTTGCATCGGAGACAGCAGTGACCCGGCCACGTCTGGGCGCCTTGGACACCAGTGGCATTCGCGCCGGTGACCCTGATGCTCTCGCAAAGGCCCTGAACAGCATCTCCCTCGCCATCAACGACCTCTACGCCCGCCAAGCTGCCCGGGACGCCGTGTGGCAGCAGACCGGCGGGGGCGACCTCGGGACGGACGAGGACGTCGGGATTGGGACCACGACGCCCGGGGCCCAGCTTGAGGTGCGCGGGGCGGTGGGAGCGCCGGGGACTGTGCGGCTCACGACCGCGGAGCCCACGGTGGTCGATGGTGACGTGTTGGGGCGCGTGGACTTTCAGGCGCCGGCCGAGACGGGGGCTGACGCGCTGTTGGTGGCGGCGTCCATCACGGCCGAAGCTGACGGCACCTTTGACGCCACGACCAATAAGACCGACCTGGTGTTCATGACGGCGGTGTCCGAGACGGCGGCCGAGAAGATGCGGTTGACCTCGGCAGGCGACCTGACGATCAGTGGGGATCTGGTCGTGACTGGCGTTGGGCCGCACGCGATCGGGTCTACG